TCGACCATCGTTCTGGAGTAACACATGCGCAAGATTCTTCAATGGCTCGGACTCAGCAAGTGGGAGTCCCTGATCTGGACCAAGCGGACGCAGGGCTTCCTGCTCGGGCTGACCTTCGGCCTGCTGGTGCTGATCGTTCTCACTCTGAGCGGTTGTGCCGCAGGGAGGACTTCTGACGGCACGACCGTCGTGGGCTTTCCCGTCGGCGCAGACCCGACCGACTTTGCGGAGGGAGCCACTTCCGCACTTGCCACTCTCGGCGGACTCGTCTTCGGACCACCCGGTGCCATCGCCGGAACCGGCATTGCGGCCGTCATCACCGGACTCTTGGGCGTCAATGCCCGCAACTCCAGCAAGCGTCGGGAGGCTGAAACCCGAGCAGCCGCCGCTGAGTCCGCCCGGCAGGCTTCCGACCAGTCATGGGACGAGGCCCAGCGAGCGGCCGAACTCGCCCGCCTCCGCGCCGTCAACGAGTACAAGGCCAGCGGTGGAGGGGACGTTACCGGCGACGGCATCATCGACTCCCGAGACGTGGATCGCAGCCGGGCTGTGGGCTCTGGTGGCACTGCTGCTGTCTGATCGCATCATCCGACTGTTCCGAAAGGACGACAATGCCCAAAGGAAGTGAATCTCTGTCCGTCGCCGCTGGCGGCGGCTCAACGTGGACCGACCTGTTCCGCACCACTCTGTTCGGCGGCACCGATGACAGCATCGGGGCTTCGCTGGTGACGGTGGAGGTTCTGTCCGGCAGCATCGAACTGCAAGTCAACACCGTTCACAACGTCACGGTCGCCAACCCCGCGTCGGCTGACACCCAGCCGATGAACGCGGGTCGGTCGTATGACTTCGTGGGCAAGGGTGCCAAGACCGGCACGATCCATCACGTTCGCGCCCGCTCGTTGGGCGGGGCGACGGTCGCCTTCGCGGTGCGGGGAGCCTAACGCATGACAGTCCTTGACGCGGTGAACCAGATTCTCGAAGGCATCGGTGAAGCCCCGGTGCTGGTGCTGGACCCCGGCGGCACTTCCGACGCTGCACAGGCCCAGACCCATCTGGAGCGCGCCCGCGTCAACGTGCTGTCTGAGGGGTGGGCTTGCACCGACGTAAGCGAGTACGCCATCGACCCGCCGACCACCCGCCTGACTGTTGGCGGCACCGGCTCGTTCACCTACGGCGAGCAGGTGACTCAGACCGGCACCGGCGCGGTGGGCATCTTCAACCACCAGGTCGGCACGTCGCTGTTCCTCGCTCCGGTGAGCGGGACGTTCAACGCATCGGGCGGGCTGACCGGGGCCATGTCCGGCACGACCCGCACGGTGTCCGCTGTGGCGACCGTTACGCCGGTGCGGATCGCGGTCCCGAACGCATGGACGATGGTTCGCCCCAGCCCCCGGCAGACCACGCGCCTCGCCGCGCTGGGTGGCGGGGACGGGAACACCTACCTGCGGTTCTATCGGGAGGCCGGGAGCCGTCCGCCTGCCAACGAACTGAACAGCCGCAACGACCTGTTCGAGCATCGGGTGTACGTGCGGGCCAGCGATTCGCCCGCTTTCGACACCCTCCCGCACGGGCTGGCCACACTGGTCACGGTCGCGGCCAAGATGACGTTCCAGACGTTCAAGAAGCGTGGCCTGACCGACGCTCGCCTGATCGAGATGGAACTGACGACGGCCCGGTCCCGCGCGCTGCGTGAGGACGAGGATGCCCGCCAGACCAACCTGCTCAACACCACCGAACACGCCCGCGTGCGTGGTCGTCGCTGGTATGACCCGAACATCGCGCGATAACTATGGCTGAACAAACCACCTTCCGCGTCCCCATCTTGGCGGGCGGCGAATCTCGGCAGCACCCGGCGGTTCGCCTGCCGGGCCAGACCGGGGCCGCGACCAACGTGGAGTTCAGCCTGATCGACGGGTGTTCGTCCCGACCGGGCACGCTGATCGACCGGGTGGTCACGGGGTTGACGGGTGCGGGCAACTACCGCACCCACCCCATCGACCGCGACAACGGGGCAGAGCGGTACGCGGTGGTGTACGGGCTGGTGGGTGGCAGCATGGCCGTGCGGGCGTTCCGTATGCCCAGCAACGGTGCTGAGGCGACGGTGAACATCACCAGCGCGGCCCAGACCTACCTGACCGCTGGCAGTGCGACGGCGGACGACCTGCGGTTCCTGACCGTGGCGGACACCACGTTCATCCTGAACACCAAGGTGGTCCCCGCGTTGAAGTCTGCGGATCGCTACACGGTGGAGGCGGTGCTGGAGACGGACGCCCAGGTGTTCAGCCAGCCGGGGAATTACCTCGGGGTGTACCAGGCCCAAGCGGCAAGCCCGACCTCGCCTGCGGGGTTCTGGCGGTACGACGACAACGCCGGGAATGGCACGATCCGAGCGGCCGGTTCGCAGTCCTTGTTTGCTTCGATCCAGCTACCCACGGTGGCGGCTGGTGGTACGCCCGACTGGATCGACGTGGCCACGTACACCGCCCGACCGGCGTCGGGGTTCAAGGTGGCGTTCCGTAAGGCTGGGACTTCCGGTGCAACCGGGTCATGGGACAACACGACCAAGATTCTGACCGCGAGTTCTGGCGATTGGGCGGTCCTAGGCAATCTGGATGTTGGCGACTTCGTTCGCGTTAGCAACGCGGGCACCAGCGGATTGAGTGTTGGCACTTGGTATCGGGTGACAGAACTGCTGGTGGGTCTGTCTCAACTGAGGCTGGACGCCAACGGCGCGAACGGAAGCGGCATCACCCTGTCGGATGTTGGCTGCGAGTCCTCGGTGGTGACGGACTTCCGCGCCGCTGGCGTGGCAACGATGAACGACGTGGCGTTGGAGATTCAGCGTGCCCTCCGGGCCGCGAACGCACCCGACGCCTGCTGCTCATGGACGTGGACCCGCTCGGGGACCAACCGGGCCGGGTACTTCACGATCACTTCCCCGTATCGCGGAACACTGGCGACGATCCCGTCCGTTTACAGCGGTGCGGCAATCGGGGCGGCGGTGTCAAGCGTGTTCGATTTGGCGGCGGCTGGTGGCCCATTCAACCCGACCGGATCGACTGTTGCGGCTGGTGCGGGCAATGCTGCCAGCCGGACCCTGCCGGTGGCGGATCGGTGGAAGCGGGTGGCTGCCAGCGGCCAGACGACCGCCGTGGTGGACGCGACGACGATGCCCGTGGTCATGCGGCGGACGGTGCTGGGTTCCCCGGCCAGTTCGCCCAGCACGTTCAGCATCGACTTGGCGACGTGGGCTGACCGCACCAGCGGCAACGAGTCCAGCAACAAGCCCCCCACTCTGTTTACCACCGGAACCCCCATCCGCGACCTTGCCGTCCACCGCGACCGGCTGGCCCTGTGCAGCGGCGAACGCATCCTGCTCTCGCAGAGCGGGGACTACTTCAACCTGTGGATCGACGACACCGATGTCATCACCGACTCGGACCCAATCGACGTGGGGCCGAACTCGTCGCAGGTGGCAGACTTCCGGCGGCTGGTCCCGTTCCGGCGGGCGTTGCTCGCGGTCGGACCCGGCCAGCAATACGAACTGTCCTCCCCGGACATCCTCTCCCCCACCACCGCTTCGCTGGTCCAGACGACCGGGCTCCGGCTGCTGGACGTGGAGCCGAGCGTGCTGGGGTCGCGGGTGTACCTGTTCGGGCTCAACCCGCAGGGAACGATGTTCGAGTATTTCTACGACGACGCCAACGTGCTGTCGTCCTCGGCGGACCTGACCGTCCACTGTTCCGGGCTGCTGCCCGCCACGGTTCGCACCCTGGCGGCGGATCCGTCCACGAACACGGTTCTGGTGCTGCCCAACGGCACCGGCTCGACGGTGTACGCCTACCGCTCGTTCTGGCTGGGCTCCCGCAAGGAGCAGTCCGCTTGGGCGACGTGGACGCTGGGTGGTTCCGCCCGCATCGCGGACGTGAGCGTGCTGGGCGAGGAAGCGGTCGCGCTGGTGGAGACGGCCGGGCAGTTCACCATCCAGCGGTGGCCCATGCGGGAGCGGCTGTCCCCGTTCTCCCCGTCGTTGGACGCTCGCGTGACCCTGACCGGCGGATCGTTCTCCGGCAGCAACACCACCTGGACCCTGCCCGGTTCGGTGTCGGATTCGACGCTGGACCGCGTGGTCGCCAACGGGATCGTGTACCCCACGACTCGCCCGTCCGCTGTTCAGATCAGGGTGTCCGGTGTAGACCTGTCCGCAGGGTCGCACGTTGGTGGGCGTTCATTCGCGTCCACTGTTGAGTTGTCGCGCCCATACTTGCGGAACATAGAGGGATTCGCAGATTTGTCGGCCAACACGACGCTCCGCGAGTTTACCTTCGCGTTCCAGAACAGCGGGGATTTCGTGATCCGGGCGGTGACTCCGCTCAGGGCCGACCGCACGCGGACGTTCACGGCCCCGGCCGGGACTGTCTCGACGGGGCAAATCACGTTCTGGATCAGCGGCGATCCAGAGCAGACCAAGGTGTTTCTGGAGAGCTTGGCCGGTGGTGGCCGTCCGTTCTCCATTGTGTCCTATACGGGAACGATGGACGCGGTTCCACTACAGAGGTGAACATATGGGCGGAACAATGGCGATCGCGCAGGGCATCATCGGGGCAAGCCAAGCCTCGGCTGCGAACGATGCTATCGGCAATGCGGTCAACAACCAGCGACGGGCGTTGATGATCCAGCAAGCCCAGTTGACGGCGCAGAACGCTCAACAGAAGCAGAACGAACTGGAATCCAGGCGGAGGGCATTAGGTCGGCTACGGGCGGCATCGGCGTTGGCCGGTCTGTCTGCGGCGGGCACGCCTGACGCGCTGGCCGGGGCGGAGGTTGCCGCTGCTGCGGCAGACCAGAACACCCTTAGTCAGAACGTCCGCATGGCCCTCCAGTCGGCGGGTAGCCAGACGGCGGCGAACATCGACGGGCTGAACAGCCGTCGTCAGTCGGTATTCTTGTCTGCTTTCCAAGGTGCCATGAATGGCATGTCACAGGGGATGCAGATCAGTTCCGGCATCAACTCGGCTATGGGAGGCCCGTAATGAGCAGCTTCGGCGGACGGTTCGGCGGCCTGACGCTGCCTCCCAACGCGATTGAGACTTCGGCCCCTGAGTCGGGGACGCGGCGGACGGGCGGAAGCCTGCCCACGCCGGACGGCCCTCGGGTCGGCCTGACGGCTCCGGGCGTGACGGCGAGCAATGGGGACTTCTCGGCCGCCCAGCGGGCCGCAGACCTCGCGCAAGCCCTGTCAGGTCTGGCGGGTGCCGTGGGCATGGCCGGTCAGGTGGCTGCCCAGGAGCGTGCCCAGACCGAAGCGGAGGCCCGCCGTACCGAGGCTGAGGATGACGCGGCCGAGGCGTTGATGCGAGCGCAGGGCGTGACCGCCGCCCAGAACGAACTTCCCCGGATCGCGGCGGACATTGCCGCTGGCCGGATCGCCCGTCAGGGCGAAGAGACTGACGAGCAGTTGATCGAGCGGGTGATGGCCGAACGCACCGCCAACATGAGTGAGGCGGAGGCGATTGGCTACCGGGCGCGGGCGACCCCCGTGCTGCTGGAGAACTCGATCCGCGCCACCGAAGAAGCGGCCAAGACCGCCAGCGTGGAGATTGGCCAGCAGATGAACGATCTGGCCATGAGCGGGGCAATGAGCAACGACCGTGGCCTGATTGACATGGCTGTCAAGGGCTACATGGCGACGTTCCGCGTGTCGCAGGCTGAAGCCGAAAAGGAGGTGATCATTCCTGCCATGATGCGAGCGGCGGAACTCGGTCAGGAAAACGTGGTCCAAAATCTGACGGCGGTGATCGGGCCGGATCGGTTCATGGCGGAGCAGGCTTTGGTCAGGGCCAAACTGGACGACGTTGCTGCCCGAAGGGAGAACCAGCAGTCCACCCAGTTCCGCGAGGCGGTCGCTGGAATCCAGAATCAGTATTCCACAGGAGCGATATCGCTTGGAAGCGTTGTTGAGTTCTACAACGACGCTCGCCGGTCTGGCCAGAGCGAGATCGCCCTTCGCCCCATCGCGGAGCAGATCGAGCGCGGCATCGCCACTGAAACCCGCGACTTGGAAGATCGTGCTCAGCAATCCCAGTTGAACGCCGCCAAGGCGAACACCGAGTCGTTATTCGACACCCTTGTCAGCGGGACCGGATGGGCATCACTCCCGCCGAAGGTGCAGATGATGACGAGCAACGGCGAACCCGTGCTTGACAGCAACGGGCAACCTCGCATGGTTGACAGCAGCGAATACATCGCCGCCGCCGTGGACCGACGCGGGCGTGCGATTCTCAGCGACCAGAGCGTCCCCCCGGCGGAGCGGGCGGTTCGGCTGAACACTTGGTTGTCTACGACCGGGCTCAGGTGGGATGGCCTTGCCAACTTGATCTCCGCTGGCGCAAACGCCCAGTTGGGAACGACCGACCAGCCCGGCAACCCCGAGTCTGCGAAGTCGTTTACGAACTCGTTCCGCATCTTCAACTCGCTTGGCCCCGCCGTGCAGACGGCACACAGCAGCGAGCCTCAGCAGAAGTTGTTCCGGGCGGTTGCCGAACGGATCAACGCCTCCACGCCGATCACGCCCGCCGGGCTTGCCAATGTGCCCGATGACCAGGTGGTTGCCGCTTGGCGTCAGGTGGCCGAGGCGAAGGCCCGTGGCGTGGACTTCAACCTCAAGCCTGAGAAGCTGGACAATGCCGTCCGGGAACTGACCAACACCAGTTGGGCACTGGCCTTCTGGAAGCCCGACGACGCCAACCAGACGGACTATGTTCGTTCGGCACTGTCGCGCGAGTTCAACGCCAAGCGTCTCGGCTTCGACAACGACGAATCGGCGTTAGCCGCTGCCGTCAAGACGATGCAGGAGAACTACCGGCTGGTCGGACCCGACCTTGCCCTGGTCAATGACCCGCGAATCAAGGGCGGTGCAGACGCGAAGGCTGCTTTGTTCAATCGCGTCGGCACGTCGATGGCCAAGCAGTTCCTCAAGGACAACCCGCCATTCTCTCGCAGCAACGGCGGACTTACCCACAAGGACTTCTATCTCACCCCGGTTGGCGATGGGAACATCACCGACCAGTGGCAGTTGGTGTACCGCACCGACGAGAACCAGTTTGGCACGACCGGCCGGATGGTCACGATTGGCGACTTGAACGCCCTGCTGGGCGGCCAGAGTGCCGACCGTTACGTTGCGTTGCAGGACGCCAAGGAAGCCGAGCGCGAGCGTCGGGTGTATCAGGCCGCCCTTCGCGGGCCGACCCCGGCCGAACTGTCTCAGAAAATTGTCGACGCCCGCAATCGTGCGGAAGAAGCACGACGCGACTCCCTCCGTCCGCGACCGGCCGATGAGCCGTACATCCGCGCCCTCAACCGACCGCAACCATGAGCGACCCGTTTCTCCCCCGCACCCGCATCGCCCCTCAGTTCGGCGGCCCAGGAGCGGCGACGGTCATCCCGGAAGAGACTCCCGAAACCAGCATCTTCAACTTCCGCATCTCGGATTGGTGGCAGACCACCAGTGCGAACGCGGCGTCGAGCATGTTGAGCCGGATGTTCGTCGAGGACGACAACCAGCCGGTGCCGTGGAAGACCGACGAGGAATTCTTCAAGTACGCAGAGGGTGTTCCGCCGGAGGCGTTTGAATCGCTCCGGCAGGCCCCCAGCAAGCGAGAGGCTGACTACTGGCGGAACGAGTTCATCCAAACGCGCGAATCCAAAGAGCGGATGATGTCCGCTGGCTTCGCCGGTGAGATGCTGAACTCCGGCCTGTCATTCATCGACCCTGTGAACGTCGTGGCATTGGCGGTCCCGCTTGGCCGAGCCGCGACGGCCATGCGTTCCCTGACGCGAGCGGGCCGCCTTTCGCTGTTGCTGCGGGAAGGTGCCATTGGTGGCACCGTGAACCTTGCTGCCGAATCGCTCCGGGCTGCCTACGACCCGACGCTTGACAACTCGGCCCTGGCCACCGCCTTCGCCTCCGGTGCGGCGGCGGGTATCACCGGGCCGCTCGGCCAGAACCTATCCCGTGGCGGTCGCTTCGCCCTGACCGGCGGTGGTCAGTTCGCCGCCGTGGGTGGTGTGGGTGTCGCCTCCGGGCAAAGCGTGGGTGACGCTGCCTCCGCCGCTGCGATGGCGATGATCGTCGGCGGTTCGCTGGCGGCCTTGCCCCCGACCGTGCGGTCGCAGATCGAGGCGCGTCTGAGCGAGGTTCCGCTGGTCGTGGCGGGTGACGATGCCCGTGCGGCTGGCTTGCCGCTCACGCCCGAGGGTGAGCAGCGGACGACGTTCAAGCCGGGGAAGGTGGAGCAGTTCGACAACTTTGTCGAGGCCCGTCTGTCCCGCGTGGCCAACGCGGTGCTGGACACCAACGAGACGCAGACGTTCACGCTTGGCCCCGACCTGAGCCGCGTGGTCGTCAACCGCGTCCGGCGGGCGTTCCCGAACACCGAGCGGCAGGTCGCTGGCTTGGCCGAGATCGACATTCCGAACGCGACCATGCGTGCTGGCAAGGACGCCCTGCTGTCTGGAACTTTTCCGCTTGGCGATCTTCGGTACGTGCCCGAGGACTTCCAAGTCCGTGTCGGCGAGGACAACGGGAAGGTGGTGATCGAGTTCGGTGATCGGTGGGCGAACAGCACCCCCGAGAAGCGTGCCGAAGAGATCGACCTGCTGTACGGCCGGACGGCGGCTGCCGACCTGATTCTCAAGCGTGCGGCCGAAGGGGCGACCGAAGTGTCCGCCCGCGACCTGTACCTCGGCATGGGCCTGAACAGCATCTTTGATGCTCGCACGGTCCTGACCAACCTGATCCGGTCGGTTGACGAAAACATCCTGATCCGCAACGTGCTGGATGACACTCCGGGCAACGTGCTGATCGACCCGGCGGACATGAACATCCCCCCCGCCCTCGACCCGACCCAGCCCACCCTCTTCGACGCCTACTCCGACAGCACGCCTCCGCCTCCGCCCGCCAACGACGGACCCGCCGTGGCCGTGGGTGCCACCACGCCCGGCCAGACGATCTCCACCGTGGACCGCGCGGTCGAACCGGGCGACTTCGTGGCGACGGAGATGCGGGCGGCTGCCCCTGCCCGTCCCCTGAACGCACCCCGCTGGGACTTTGCGTATCAGGTCGGCACTTCGCTGGTGGACGACGTGCGGGAACTCGGCACGATGCTGTTCTCCGACTCGCTTGTTCGAGCGGACGGCACGGTGAATATGTCCTCCGCTGCGGATTCGTGGGTCCGCCAGAACGTCCAGAAGCGGGAGATCGCGCACGCCCGGTCGATGGATGAGGCGTTCAACGATTGGAGCCAGCAGCAGGCGGCGACCGGCCGTGGCCGCGTGGACCTGATGTTCCGGGGCCGCCGCGAGTTCAACCAAGAGGTTGCCAAGGCCGCCCGTCGTCAGCCCGGCCAGTACACCCAGAACCCGGCGATCAACAAGGCCGCCGATGCGGTTCGGCGTGAACTGAGCGAACTTCTCAACCTCCAGCAGCGGCACCTTGTCGCGGGCATGGAGAGTGTCAACCCCAACGACAACTACGTCCATCGCGTGTACAACCTCACGCGGACGATGGAAGCGATCAACCGGCACGGGATGGACAACGTGGTCCAGTTGTTCCGGCAGGCGATGGAGCGGCACATGGCCGCGAACCGCCTCAAGCCCAACGCCTTCCCGCCCATCGATCCGAAGATTCTGGATGCGGCGGCGGCGGGCATGGTCGAGCGGATGGTCGCTGGCAAACTCGGGTTCGAGTCTGTCGGCGGCGTGGTGCAGATGCCGTCCGACATGAGCGGCGTGCTGGCCCAGATTCTCCGGTCCAAGGGAGTGCCAGAGGACACGATCACCGCGACGTTGGCTCGGATGGTGGACCAGGAATCCGAGGCTGGCCGGATCGACTCGGCCCGGTCCCGTGTGGCTCTGGACGAGACGACCGAGATCGTGACCCCCGCCGGTCGGCTGTCCATCGAGGACATTCTGGAGAACGACGTTGACGTGCTGATGACGGTCTACCGCCGGAAGGCGATTGGCGCATCGGCCACGTCTGAAATCTTCCGTTCGTTCCGGGCGAAGGGGTATGCCGAGGTCAACACCTTCGACGGGTTGCTCGGTCGTATCCGGTCGGAAGCCCAGAAGAAGGCGTTGCAGCCCGGCGCGGACATGCTGGCCATCTCCCGCGACCTTGAGGCGAACATCGACCGCCTGACTGTCGGCTATCGCCACGTCATGGGCGAGGTGCTGTTCCCGCCTTCGACCAAGTTGCGGGGCCGCGTGGATGACGTTCTGGCCCTTGCCCGGCAGGCGTCCTACGGCGTGGTGATGAACGTGAACGGGTTCGCCCAGATCGCGGACACCTTCAAGTTCCTAGCCCCCGAGAACGCCAAGGCTCTCCGCAAGCAGGTGCCCCAGTTGGACAGCCTTCTGTCAATGGCCCGCGCTGGCAAGTTGCCGTCCGAGACTGTGCGGGAACTGGAGTACCACTTCGGCGTGGGTGCCGAGGCTGTGTCCGAGCGGATGATCAACCGCTTCGATGACGATGCCGCCAGCAACCAGTTGGCTGGTGGCCGCGTCGAGACAGCCATGCGGAACATCGGGCGTGTGACTTCGTGGATTGGATTCTCCCGCCCGATCAACCTGTTCAACCAGCGAATGGCCGCCCTGACCGCCATGCAGCGGATCGGGGATGCGATCCTTGACGGAAAGACTCCGACCGCCATCTTCGAGCGGATGGGGTTGGGCGACAAGGCCGACCGCGTGGCCGATCAGATTCGCACGCACGGCAAGCTCAAGTCCAACAACGCCATCGAGCATCTGGGTCTGGACAAGTGGGACGACTACGAGGCGTATGCCGCGTTCCAGTCCGCGTTCGACCGGATGCGGCGCGAGGTCAACCAAGAGAACGACTTCGGCAACAGCACGCTCTGGATGCAGACGCCTATCGGCAAGACGATCATGCAGTTCCGCACGTTCGCCAACGTCGCGTACCAGAAGGCCACACTCCGGGGTGCCCAGCGGTTTATGAACGGCGAAGGCTGGGAGCAGGCGGGCACGATGCTGGTGAACTCCATCGGTGGTCTGCTCGGCTACGTCGCCCTCACTTACGTGAACTCCCTTGGCCGTGAGGACCGGGATGAGTTCTTGCAGGATCGTCTGTCCGCCAAGTCCCTTGCCACGGCCATGTTCGCCCGCTCGCAGTGGTCGAGCCTGTTCCCGCTGGCGGCGGACACCGTTGGCTTCCACGTCTGGGGCCAGCAGCCGTTCGCACCCGCCCGCAACAGCGGCTTGCAGGGACACATCCTGTTCGGCAACCCGACCCTCTCGCTTGTGACCGGCGCGTCCAACGCCGTTCGCGGTGCGGTCGCCCCCAGCCTCAGCCCGGAGTATTCGTTCAGCCGCGAGGACTTGCAGGCGATCCGCAGCGTGACCCCCTTCCAGAACGCGGTGGGCCTGTCCTACTTCTGGAACACGCTCCGCGAGGACTTGCCCGCCCGGAGTCTGGAGCCCCAGCGGTGACACGCCTCCCCCGGCAGGCCAGCACCGACCCGCTGTTCGCGGCGTTCACTCAGGCGGTCGAGCGCAAACTGAACGAACTGACTGATCGCATAGCACGGCTTGAAGCAGCGATGCCAGTGAGCGGCGGCACGCTTCCCGACATTACTGGACCCAGCGTTTTGGGCCTCGAAAGCGGAACTGGGCAACCAACCTCGATCACGCTTGGCCCCGGGTTCTCCATCGTTGACGGAGAATTGAGATATGAAGCCCCAGTGACCCCATGACAACCCCACTTCGCTGGCTCATCGTCTCTGACCTTCACGCCGGTTCGGTCGTCTCTCCAGTCCCCAAGGGCTTCGAGACTTCCGAGGGCGTGCGGGTGTCACCCAACCGCGTGCAATCGTGGATGAACGCCCAATGGGCTGACATGCTCAAGTGGGCGAAGTCCCTTGGCCCGTTCGGCATCATCCTCAACGGCGACCTCATCGAGGGGTACCACCACCGCACGACGCAGGTGTGGTCGGTCGAAACCTCCGACCACATCCGCGCCGCCGTGCAGATGCTTCAACCCCTGTGCGAGTACGCCCAGACGGTGTACGTCGTCGAGGGGACGGAGTGTCACACCGGCAAGTCTGAACTCGGCATCGGAGCCATGCTCGGTGCCGACATCCCCCCGCCGGGCGGGTGGGGATCGTCCGCCTCGCGGATGCTTCTCGACATCCACGGCGACCGGGTTGTCGTCACGCACCACATGCCAACGTCGAAGCGACCGTGGACCCGCGCGTCCGCCTTGGGGCTGGAACTGATCGACCACGTTGTCAACGCCGCCGACGCTGGCGAGAAGTCCCCCCGCGTGGTGTGCATGGGGCACCGCCACACGCCCGGCTTCTACTCGGACGGCGACCGCCTCGCCGTTGTCACGCCCGCATGGCAGGGGCTGACAAGGTACGGCCACAAGGTCGTCCCCGCCGCCCGACTCGTTGTCGGCGCGATGCTGCTCGATTGGACACACGCAACGAAGGGCCAGTGCCCGGGGGTGACACCGTGGCTCCGTCGTCCCCCGGCTGGTTGATCCTCCCACCTTGGATATTTCCTGATGGCTACGACCCGGACGAAGACCTTGAAGTCGAACGGCCCGACCGAATCCGAACTCATCGAAGAGGCGATCCGGCTGGGCAAGACCGCCCGCAACATCGGGGAGGAGGTGACGAACCTTCTCCGGCACGGCAAGCCCGTGAGCGTCATTGAAGTGGCCCGCCAGTTGGGCCAGAACAAACGCACCGTGGCCCTCTCATGCGAACCGCTGATCGACTGCGGTGTACTTGAGTGTGGCTTTGTGAAGTTGAATGGCCGCCGGTGCAAGTGGGTTCGACTGGCGAAGCACGGCTAGAATGTACCGCCGAAAGGCGCACCCTGATCGGGCAACCGAACGCGCTGCCGCCCCGTTCCACCATGAGTCCTTCGGGACTTGTGGTGGCGGGGCGGTGGTGTTTTTGGAGTTCACCATGTCACCATCTGATGTTCAGAAGGCTATCGCCGAGGCGACCGACCGCACCCTCGCCGAATGGCTCGAAGTCGGCGTGCAGCGAACCGGCCCGGACGGGATGCCGCTTGTCGATGACGACGGCCAGCCCCTCATGCGGAAGGTCAACGCCTCCGAGATGAACGCGATCCTCAAGCGGCTCGCCCAGTTGGGCCTTACCGCGTCCGCGTCCTCCGCACCGGCCAGCCCCGCCGGACAACTCATCGCCGCCATGCAGGCCGCCACCGGCCAGCCTGTCGTCCCCATCAAGCCCCTCTCACTCGTCACCCCAGCCGAAGACCTCGACGACGAAGCCGCATGACCACCATCATCGACCGGGCAGCCCAAGCCGAGTTCTTCGCTCGGCTCCACAACGAACTGCCCTTCTTCCTCAACGCGATCTGGACCGACCGCGGGCTCGACAAACACCATCCCCTCTCCGAGATCGAACACGACATGGTCCTCTACGGGGCCGGTCTGCTCATCCCCTCCCGTCGCCGGGGCATCCTCGCCCCCCGTGGTGCGGGCAAGACCCACCTCGTCACCGCCGTCCTCTCCGCCTTCCGGCTCCGCCGCGACCCCGACCGCAAGATTCTGATCCCCTCCAAGTCCGAAGGTGAGGCCAAGAAGACCCTCGCCCTCATCCGCGAGTGGCTGGACGCGGTGTGGTTCCTGCAAGACCTGGCCCCGCGCAAGTCTCAACGGGACGCCGCCACCTACTTCGACGTGGGAACGTGCAAGCCCGCCCGGCAGGAGTCCGTCAAGGCGATGGGCATCGGCGGCCAGCTTGAAGGCAACCGCGCCCACAGCATCTTCCCGGACGACGTGGAAACCAAGTCCAACACCAAGACCGTCGAAGCACGCGAAGAACTCGCCCGCCTCACCCGCGAGTTCAAGAACATCCTCTACCCGCACCGTGCCCACGCGACCGGCGGACCCATCGACCCCGTCGAGATCGTCTACGTCGGCACCGTCAAGCACGAAGAATCCATCTACCCGAAGCTCGAACGACGCGGATACCGCTTCCGCACCTACCCCATCGCCATCCCCGAAACCGACCAAGAGTTCATCGGCCTCTCCCCTATCGTCGAAGCCCGGATGCTCCAAGGGGTCCGCGACGGTGCAACCGCTCCCGCCAACTGCCGAGCCAACGCGCCCGTCTTCCCCGCCCGCTTTCCCGAGGAGGAAATCCTCGAACGGCGTGCCGAAGGCGAAACCGACTTCTTGATGGAGTCCATGTGCGTCGTCAACCTCGCCTCCAAGCGACGGTACCCGCTCCGCCTCGCCGACCTGATCGTCTGGGCCATGCCCCCCACCCAAGGGCCAACCAGCATCTCCTGGGGCCACCGTGACCCCACCAACCAATCCACCGCCCTCACCGACCTCGAATCCCTTGGGTTCGGCACCGACCGCTGCTACGGACCCATCGCCTTCTCCCCCACCTTCACCCCCTACGCCCGCACCATCGCATTCCTGGACCCCGCAGGCACCGGCACCGACGAGATGGCACTCGCCCTCGCCTCATCCCTCAACGGTGCCATCTTCGTTCACACCGTCCTCGGCCTCCCCGGTGGCATGTCCCAACTCAACCTCGACACCATCGCCTCCACCCTCCGGTCCTACAACGCACGCGAACTCCACTACGAAACCAACATCGACGCCTTCGGTGTCCTCCGCTCCGCCCTGGAAGCCGCTGTCGCCCGTCACAAGATCGAACCCGCCAACACCCCCAATGACCCCTTCGCCGGGCTCGGTTGGTCCGCAGCCGTCATCCCCGCCCGTGCCACCGGCCAGAAGGAAGCCCGCATCCTCCGCGTCCTCGAACCCCTCTTTGCCCACCACCGACTCGTCATCCACCCCGACGCCCTCCGACCCCACCCCACCCGCCCCCGCGATTACGAACTCCAACACCAACTCGCCGCCCTCACCCACCAACGCGGCTGCCTCAACCACGATGACCGCATCGACGCCCTCGCCGGTGTCACCGCCCGCCTCACCGACCTCGCCCTCTCCACCCCAGACCCCGACGCCCTCGAACGCGCCCGCCTCGCCAAACTCGCCGCTGTCGTCTTCACCGAAGACCATCAACAACACCAACCCGCGCCCCGCTGGTCCACCTCCTCCCGCTACAACCCGCCCGCTTACCGATGAACCCCTTGTCGTTCAAGTAGTAATTTTGTGAGGGGGTCAATCGATACATCAACAGCGGGCCGTTCCCCCCCTCGGGGGGCCTCGCACGCACGCGGAGGATGATCGCGCACGCATGCACGCGGAGGAAGAACACGCGCGCACGTGTAAGGAACTACGTCATCGGCTACCGTATCCGATGCTAACCCTCGCAACCATCGACACTTACGCTTGGTTGTTGGGCATGGCTTGGGCAACCCGGCATCACTGCACGTTGCTATTCGTACACATACGCGCGCGTGTACGTGTACTGGATGACTCCACCCGGTTCGTGCGG